GGCGTGCGATCTCGTTAACGGCCTGCTGCAGCAGCTGCTGCTGGTAGCAGGTCTGTTTGAGAAGAGAAGCAGCGAGGAGGCCCGCGTCTTTGCTTTCGAGCAGGGCGCGGGCTTGTTTTTCGATTTCAAACTGCTGCTCGGTGGAGAGTTCCACCGCCATCCACTCACCGAAGTTCACTGTGCCATAGTGGCGGGGTACAGGTTCAGGATACCTATGGAGTGCCCACGCTGCAGTAGCAGTGACATCAGAGCGATCGCAACGAACGGCAAGCAGCCTGACAAGGTGACCCGCCAGCGGAGGTGCGTGGACTGCCGCCATGTCTGGTACACGGTGGAGCTGCCGGTGAGTCTGGTGGCGATCGGGTGGGCGCGCACGCCGGACACGAATAAGAGCGTGCCCGTTCTGCGGGTGCCTGTTGAGCTGGCGGTCGGCACCAACGCCGTGTGAAGAACTGTCACAGCGGTTGGCGGTGTGACCCGTGGGCGGGGCATACTTAGGGGACCGGAGGCAAACGGTCCTCCACTCGGCAGCCCAGAGGCTGCGCTGAACATGCAGGAGCAGATCCTGAACCTGATCGCTCAGTTCACTGCTGAGGCTGAGCAAATCGCTCAGGAACTGCGCAGCTTCCGTCCGCACAGTGACGCTGGCCGTTACTTGGAGCTGACCCGCCGTCATGGCGAGCTGCAGCACTGGATCGCCACCTGCAAGGCACACGCCGCCTGAGCCCTTCGGGGCTCTCCCCTTCACTCCACCAAGCCATGATCAACCACATCAACAACGCCATCTGCTGCCTGATAGTGGCGGCCGTGTTCGCCATGATCGGCATCGAGTCCGGTGCCCACCACCAGCCCACCCACTCCGGCACGCAGCAGGTGGTGCGGCATGACTGACCGCCGCTTCTACTTCCAGATCAAGGCCGCCAACGTGATCGAGTCGATCACGGCGCACAGCCTGACCGAAGCCAAGGCAATCGCAGCTGAAAGCTGGCTGCCGTGGTGGTCTGAGATCGAATGGATGAACCCCAAAACCGTCACTGACCCCAACACCCATGGCTAAGGATGTGATCGGCGCCATGCTGCCGTGGCAATGGCAGGAAGACGCCCCAACCAGCAAGCACGGCGACGGCATCAGCCGGCCGCGGCCCAAGACACGCACCAAGGAGTTCCGGCTGATCGTCTACCCGCAGGGTGCCCAGCCGATGACGTGGATCACGCGCGCCGAGAGCAAGAAGCACGCGATCCGCTACGCCGAAGCCCGCTGGCCTGGTGCCACGGTGGAGGTGGCGTGACCGACATCCGCAACCGCCTCGAGCAGCTGCTCAGCGATAGCGGCACCTATCAGCAGGGGCGCCATGATGAACGCCTGCGGCTGCGCCAGCTGATCGACATCCGCATCGACCAGCTGCAGAACACCGTTGGGATCCGCAACCGCCAGCAGCTCTGTGCTGAGCTGCTCCACATCCGCCAACTTCTCGAACCATGAGCGAAGCAGTCAAGCTCGACCAGATGCGCGCCGACATGATGGACGCGCTCTACGCCCGCAGCGGCCGCACCTGCAGCACCTACACCGGCCTGTGGCAGGAGTTTGCGCTCGACCTGGCGGCCAACTTCCGCGACACGCCATACCCCGAGCTGCTCGCCCGTGTGGTTCGCGCCATGGATGCCACTGAATCGGTGATGACGCAGAAGCAAGCGCAGCAGGCCATTGAGGTGTGCCGCCAGCAGTTGCTTGGAGATAAGTGGCGATGAAGGCCGAGACGTTCACGGCGCCCGGTCTGCTGGTCGTGCGTCAGTGGGATCGGTGGAATGGCGCGCTATTCATCGCGTGGAAGCCGAACGTGAGCATGGCATTCCGCGAACGGAAGCAGCTGCTGAAGTTCGTGGCATGGCCAGCTAAGACACCTACCGGCGATCGCTTCCGCGAATGGCTGAACAGCTTTGAGCAGCAGAAGACCGAGCCGGCACCAGAGCCAGCGCCTGATCTATCGGCGGAGCTGTTGGCCACCGGCTTCGGTCCTGAGTGCCACCTCGATGAGACCGACCCGAACTACCAGACCAGGACGGTGATCTAATGGCTGACCAGATCAATCCCGATCACTACAAGCAGGGCGGCATCGAGTGCATTGATGCGATCGAGGCTGCTCTGACGCCGGAAGAGTTTCGCGGCTACTGCAAAGGGAACATCATCAAATACACCTGGCGCGAGCGCCACAAAGGTGAGGCGGTCTCCCTGGCTAAGGCCGCCTGGTATCTCCGCCGCTTGCTCGGCAAACTGGAGGGATGATGCACCTGCCCGGTCTGAACCTGATCGAGCGACTGGCGCTGTGGATCCTGGTCCGCAGCCCCCGCACCAGCCTGGTGGTGGTGAAGGAACACCTATGGCCGACCGTGTTCGTGGCTGCCGATCCTACGGATGATGTGGCCTGCTACGTCACCAATGGCGAGCGGGAGCCTGCGTCGATGCTGCTGGAGCGCCTCTACCACCAGCCTGCCTACGGCGAGGAAGAATGATTAGCCTCCACGGCGGCCGCCTGCTTCTGTTCTGCGATCGTGCAGATCGGACGTGGCACTGCCGGGTGGTTCTGGGGCCGAAGCCCGAGCACCAGGTGGAGGCCGACACCGGCGCCATCCAGCTGCAGGATGCGCTGCTGCGGGCACAGTCGATCTACAGCGCAGCGGTGGCGCGCATCCGGCCGCCGGTGGAGCCGCGGATGTGCTGGGACTGCGTGCAATGGGACCATCCACGGCGGCGCTGCAGCCTCGATTTCCCAGAGGCGCGGCAAAGTGGGGGCAGGTACGCCGCCAGGTGTGAGGTGTATGTCGCAGCCCACGATCGTTAGCCGCACCGACCGCGATGGCGGATGGATCGAGACGCTGGAGCCTGACGGCGGCGGGGAGCTGTTTTACCGCAGCTGCGTCGGTGGCGTGTGCCGCTACAGCTCGGATCTGTGGCAGGCGGAGCTGTATCTAAATCACCTGCTGGCGAAATAGGGGTGGCCGGTGGCTGGTCCTCACGCGGTGTCAGCCTCACCGCAGCCGGCCGCTACGGACGTCGATCCCCTCGAACAGTTGCAGCGCCTGGAGGCAGTAGCTCACGGCGTCCTGCCGCAGCCCGTCGGGCTGGTCTCCGCGTAGGTCACGGGCGGCGACACTGCCGCGCAGGTCCTTGGCCTTGTTCGCCAGCTCGCCGTAGTGCTGGGCTTCGATCACCTGCAGCAGCAGCCGATCGGCCTCGTCGCGGTGCCCCTCTGGATCGAGCTCCAGCAGCGCCTGCGCCAGGTTATAGGTGCTGACCAGATTGCCTGGCGCGATTGCCAGGGCCTGGCGGAACCGCGCCACACCGGCGGCAAAGGCCCCGGCGATCACCAGCAGGCTGGCCAGGCTGCGCAAGGCAAAGCTGTTCTGCCCGCTCAGCCCCAGCAGCCCGCTGCTGCTGGCGACCGTTGCCCGGGCCGATGGCGATAGCGCCCGGGGCCACGTGGCCAACCTCAAGCAGCAGACAGGCCCGGTTCCGCTGCAGGCCCGACGAGCTGGCAGGAGCCGGTAGGGCTCAAACAGACTCCCAGAGCAGCCCAAGGGGGCACCACGACTGACACACAAGGTCAGCCACAGACACGCTCCTGCTGTCAGGTGACGATGGGCACGCACCACCTTCCCTCGTCCGATACCCTCTGAGGAGCTGTGGATGTCCGAAGCTGGCTCCATGCCAGTCCCACACCTCAGGACCCACGAAGGACAGCAGTGGCCCGGGCAGACCTTCTTATTGATCTGGTGAGCGCCGGAGCCGGAGGCAACCGAGAGTTGTTTCGTAGCACTTTGGAAGCGCTTATCAGTGAGGAGCGCGCCAAGCAGCATCATGTGCTGGCCGACCGGCTGGCGGAGCACCTCCAGTTCCAGAACAATTATCCGCATCCCCTACGCTCAAATGTGGTGGGGATAAACGGCCAAGGCCCACCATTATTTCAGGAGCTGCGGCCTCGCCGACGGCTGGATGATCTGCTGCTACCTGCAGTGGTACTTCAAGCATGTAA